TGAGTCTTCCGGTGATATCAAGATTGACAATGGCTACCGGAGAATTGTTTCTTATTTGGAATCTGTTCAGGGTGGAGACGTGACAAGACAAGCTCTAAGAATCAGACAGCTATTTGAGGATTTCGGCGCAGACTATATTGTGCTTGACCTTAGAAATGCTGGTATTTCTATCTATGACTTGCTTGCACGAATCATGTATGACGATGAGAGAGACGTTGAGTACTCTCCCCTGTCATGTATGAATGATGAGTCAATCGCAAACAGAATTAAGATTGAGGGCGCAAATCCATGCATCTTTGTAATCAATGCAACACAGAAGCTTAACAGCGACATTGCGCTTGACTTCAGAAGAGTGCTGGAAAACAAACAAATTGATCTTCTGATTAGCTTTGAAAAGGCTAACGAGGAAGTTTTGCCAAATATAAAAGAGTACATTAACTCACCGGATGCCGATCTTCAGTTCTTCTATGAAGCTCCATTCTTCGAGACACAGGAATTTATCAGTGAGACCACTGGCCTGGTATACGAGAAGAAGCCGCAGACGGGTGTTATTGTCATATCCGAGCAAGGTAATAACCGAAAAGATAGATACACTTCCGTTTCGTATGGTTCATGGTTTGCTTCAGCTCTTGAAAAAGATTTGATTTCTGCAAACGATGACTATGAGGTTTCGGTGTTTATCAACTAGAAAGGAGGAAGAAGTTATGCCAGACAATGCTTCTGCTTCCTCTGCTCCTAAGAAGAGAGGGAGACATCCTAAGAATAAAGCAGCGGAAGTGAATACTTCTCAGGAAGTAACAAATGAATTTTGCACAATGAACAGTTCATTGGCATATACCTATAGCTATTTTGGCTTAAACATTTTTGATCTATATTCTCAAGAACAATTGGCAGATCTTGTCCGGGATCCAATTGCCAATAATGAAATTTTGAGAGAATTGTCTATGATCCTATATGGAACAAATGGTGCTTTCACAAATACTGTTGACTATATGACTGCAATGCCTACCCTAGATAAAGTCATTGTGACACACGGAAGAAGCAAGAACAAGAAGAAACAGAATAAGGAACTTATGGAATCAGTGTTGCGCACTATCCGTGATAAGGAAGTTATTCGTGATGCTCTGTTCCGTGGAATGATCGAGGGACTGGCATTTTACTATTTTGAGACAACAACTACCCCGGCATCCAGGCAGAAGTTCATGACCGACTATGATGTTGATAGCGTCATGGAGATCAATGAACTTGGCGTGAATGCAAGTATTGTTTCTCTGCCGACAAAGTATACGAAGATTGTCGGAAGAAAGAATTCTTCATATGTCATTGCTTTCAATCTGGATTACTTTGATATTGCTGATGGTGAATCAAGAGAGAAGAAACTTCGCAAGTATCCAAAGGAAATCCGTGAAGCATATGAGCGTCGTGATAAGGAAGTAACGAACGGAAACTGGGTAGTCCTTGATAGCTCAAAGACAATTGTTCATAAGATTCGTTCCAAGAGAGAAGAACCTTATGGCAGACCTATCGTTCTTGCAGCTATTAGTGACATTCTGTATGGAGACTATTTCACACAGACAAAGCGCAATGTTCTTGACGAGATCAACAACAGAATCGTGTATATGACTTTCCCTGAAGGTAAAGAAAAGGGTACTTCTGCACTAACCAAAACACAGCAGGAGAAGCAGCATAATGCTGTTAAAGGCGCTGTAATGAACAAGAATAATCGTGGCGGAATTTCTTTCTTCTCTGTTGCTTCAGGAACAAAGATCAGTGCGATTGATACACAGAATACAGATATCTTTGATGATAAGTATGAATCCAATCTGAATGACAAAATCTCATTGGATCTTGGTATTGCCGGATCATTGTTGAATGGTGTCGGTAGCGGTACATATTCTGCCCAGCAAAATAACTTGGAGTTGCTATCAGCACAGCTATTCCAGTGGATCGAACAGATCTCAGCTGAACTGAATAAGTGCATTTCTGCAAACATCATCAAGGATAGTAAGAATTGGGTTGAGTGCAAGTATCTGCCTATCACTCATGTCAACAAGAAAGAAATGGTTGGCTACATGAAAGACTTGTGGCTACAGGCTGGTGGTTCTATGTCTGCCTACATTGCATCTTGCGGCATTTCTCCCGATGCTTATTATGCCTTGCTTGACGAAGAAATTGAGAATGGCATTTACGAGAAGTATAAGCCCCATGCGACATCATATACGATGTCTGGTGAAGAAAACGCTGGTGGAAGACCTGAAACTGATAATCCTACGGAGAATACCGTGAAGTCTCAGGCCAACAACGGAAATTCAATTCCGTCCCCATCTGACAAGTAAACAAAAATCGTGGAGTGATTTTGAATATGAATAGTTTTGATATTGAATATCAAACTCAATGGAGAGCTGAAGTGGATTTCCTACATTCTGTTGGAATTCGTTATGCTTTTGTAAAAAGAGTAAATGGTATTCCAACTTATAAGTACACTAAAAACGGTGAGTTGTTCAAGCAACTTGCCATTTTTTATAGCAAAAGATAAGTGTGCTGAGTGATTAACAGGAGTGATTACAATGTCTAAAAGAAAAACTCATGCTCAATTTATGAGCGAATTAGAATTGATTAGCCCAGATATTGAATTATGTGAACAGTATCGTAATAAGCGGACTAAAGTTCATTGTCGTTGTAAAGTGGATCATCATGAGTGGCATGCATTTCCATCTAATTTGTTAGCTGGTAGAGGTTGTCCCAAATGTAATGGTGGTTCATTTATTGGAAATAAGGAATTCCTTAAACGCTTGAATGATATTCATAAAGGTAAAATTATATCTCTCGATGAATATAAGGGTAATCAGGTAAATATCCGATTCCAATGTACAGTATGCGATCATACGTGGACTGCAATGCCACATAATGTGATAAACCACTCGCAAACTGGCTGTCCTCTTTGCAAAGCTTCAAAAGGTGAAAAGAGAATTCAAAAGTATTTGGAAGATAACCTTTTTGAGTTTGACTCACAAAAGAGTTTTGATGGTTTGTTTGGTGTTGGTGGTGGCCTGTTGAGGTATGATTTCTTTGTGCCAAAACACAACTTACTTATTGAATATCATGGGATTCAACATGAAAAACCAATAGACTTTGATGGATTTGGTGTAGAAGATTCTATAGAACGATTTAACAATCTCGTTGAGCATGATGGTAGAAAAGTTGATTTTGCCAACCGAAATAATATCGATCTACTTGTTATTTGGTATTATGATTTTGACAAAATCGATCAAATTCTAGCCGATAATTTACGGCAAAATTTATTATAACAGGAGAACCGTCTTATTGATGGTTCTCTTTTTATATACAACTACACACGAAAGGCGGTGAAAAAGTATGAAACTGTTTGAAATTTCTAGCAAGCGTAATAAAAATGGTCGCCGGAAGTTCAAAGCTATTTTATACAGAATCTTTCCTGATTCTTGTGTGGATGAAAACAATCAAGTTGGCACTATGTACAACAAAAACGGCATTACATGGCTAAGAGAGTATTGTGAAAAGGCTCTGCCAAGTATCAAAGGAATGAGCCTTCGTTGTGAATTTACTGACGATGAACGAACCGAACTTTTGGGTCATGGAGACACTGACATCATTGATGGAACTCCTGTTTTTGAAGATGCGGTTGTTATCGGTACATTTACCAATGGCTACATAGACGATATTGAAACAGAGGAAGGCGTTATCACTGTTTGTATTGGCGAAGGTGAAATCGATGCTCAATGCTATCACAATTTTGTTTCTAAGTTGGACGAAGATATTTCTAAAGGTATATATCCAAGTGGTAGTGTTGAAATAATGCGAACAGAAGACAACGATGGAATTGTGTACAAATACGGTTATGTAGACAATGGCAGAATTCCATGTGAGTTTATTCATTCTGGCTATGCTTTGTTGGGTATTACACCAGCTGATGATAATGCTAAGTTGATTGAACTAAACGAAAAAAACAAGGAGGATTCAGAAAAAATGACTGAAAATGAAATCAAGGCTATTGTTGAGCAGACTGTTTCTACGCTGTCCGCTCATGTTGCCGAACTGAATCAGTGCAAGGCTGATTGCGAAACTAAGATTGCAGAGGCTAATGAACAGGTTGCCACTGTTACTGCTGAAAAGAATGAACTACAGGCTAGTTCTGAAGCAATTCAGAAGGCTCTGGATGAGGCTCGTGAAGAGCTGTCTGAGAAGTACAAGGAAATTGATGCCCTGTACGAAGAGCTGAACGAACTGCGTGAAGAACTGGGCAAGGCCAAGGCTCGTGAGCGTGTTGGCGAGATGAATTCTGCTATTGCTTCTTTCTCTGATGAGGAAAAGGCTTATGCAAAGGATGAAATCGCTGCTTTCGAGGCCAATCCTGTCGAGTCTGAGATCAATTCTGTCGTGAACAAGATCTGGGAAGGCATTGGCAAGAAGGCCAAGGCAGATGCTGACGCTGCTGCCGCAGCCGTTGTTGCAGAACAGAACTCCGCAGTCGAAGTCGAAGATATTTTCAGCGAGGTTGTTATCGCTTCAACCCCCGAAGATACTAATATTTTTTAATTAAAGAAAGGTGGAAATAGACCATGATTAAGGTTGAAACTCTGGGCATGCTGGATATCGCTAAGATCAATCCCGTGCTGAAGTCTGAAGAAGACGTGAAGAATTACAGCTTCCTAACCGCCGATGGCATCCTGTATCTGATCTCCAACACTGTTGTTGGCGATGACGCTTATCTGAAGGATGTCGTGATTCCTGCTGGCGATTTCCTGAATGGTTATCAGGTTGACGCATGGGTTGGTCAGAAGCTGGTTATCGATGGCAAGCACATCGAGGGCGGCGTTGCTGCTCTGAATGTTGGCGATGCACTGGTGGTTGCCGAAGACGGCGGCCTGAAGGCTGGTGCTGCCGCTGGCGTGCATTTTGTCGTTACTGACAAGACCACTCTGACCGAGGCCGCTGTTAAGGCTCGTGTGGCTGTGGCCTAATTTTACGAAAGAGAGGTTAACATAACATGAATACTACTTACGAACTGAATAATCTGCGTAAGGATGCCGATATGTTCAGCGGCAAGTTCACCAAGAACTCACCCGTTGTTGAAATCTTCTCCGCTATGGTCAATGGCGAGGAAGTTTCTAAGTTCGGCGCTAAGGCTGACAAGGCCGTTGCTTACATTAAGGAACTGGGTTCTCGTTCTGAAAACGGCGATCCCGTTGCTATCTCTGAGCTGAACACTCTGAGACGTTTCGCTATCGAGACTCCTGTTATGCAGGAGCTGAAGCTGCTGGGTATCTTTGGTTCTTACCAGCACGTCGGCTACGATGAGACCATCGAGCGTGAAATCTACACTCACTCTGGTGAGCGTTCTCGTGAACAGGCTGCTTCTGGTGATGTCGTGTTCCCCGTCACCACTAAGGAGAGATACACTGTTCCTACCTACACTGTCTCCGGTGGTTACGCTGTTGACTACCGTAGAGTTGCCCTGGGTGACATGAGCAAGGAAAATGAAGGTATCAACCAGGTCAAGATTGACATCCGTAACCGTGCGCTGCTGTCTATCGTGAACCGCATCTACAAGGCTCTTCAGGACGCTACTGGCGTGAAGTTCAT